CTTCTCTAAGTCAACCCAAGTATTATTGGATAACCAAGGCACAGTAATGCTGGATTCAGGCATAGATGTAATATCTATGACGACACAATCATCATGGGACCACCATCCATAGTCAGACAGGGCCAACGAATTATTGTGTCTACGTTGATCATTAGGGAGACAAGTCATAGCCAAATAACCAAAAACAAAAGGGTTACTCTGCACAACAAGTCTGTATTTTATGGATTTCCATCGAGCATAACGAAAGGTTCTTAGTGCACCTTCATTAGCATTAACGGAAGCCCATAACTTCGGATTTATAACGGTCATAAGAGTTGTTTCCGAAGCCGAATAATTCTTTTGAAATACGAGTCTTTCTCTCTCAAGAATTTCGGTAGGTGTTTGATTCTCAAAAGGAGAATCATCCCGCGAAACGGGTATTCGCGGAACAAAAGAGGACACCTTAATTTCCTCAGTTGCAAATTCTACTAAACCATCTTCAATGGTCGGCTTGTTTATAATATCTAATTGATCGGCAATCTCGCAAGCGATAATGACGTCAAAACGGCAGATTGATCGTTTGACATCTCGAAGATTGGTAAAAAGTGAGGCGCGATCCGTTATCTTACCAGGAACACGTCCATGCATTCCTCACCAGGTGCCTATTATACCGAGGCCGGTTGGATGCTTTTAATGCCATCCCAAGGCGGGGCTTTTAATCATTTAACAGTAAAGAATACCATCAGCAAAACGCTGATGATACTCGGCATACGTTTTGCCTGTAAAAGGAACATTAAATTCTTTACAATAAGTCCAAAGACGTAATTTCTCTTTTTCAAAAACGTCTCTGCCATAATGATAAAATTCCATACAAGCTTGTTCAACATTAATTGCCAACTGCTGCTCAATTGAGACTCCACGTTGGGGTTTTCTTATCCATAAAACCATTCCGTGAATCGACTCAAGAGACAAAGGAGCATGGGTACCATGATTATGCTCAATCTTACGGCAGAGAAAATCAATTTGATCCCATTCCAAATAATCAGTGGTACATGACCCTTTACCAGGAGTGGTGTAGGTCATCCCAAAATTTTCCAATATAAATTTCGACATACGAGGCATTGTAAAATGACCTTTCAACACTGGATGAACAGAACCAGAATTATCATCACCATAAAAGTTGCGCGAAAGATACTTGCGTATTGAAGTTAGCAAGTCAAAATGCAATTCAGGCTTAGAAATCTTGAAATCTGTATCAATCATACATCGATAAAACCAATTATTCATGGTACAATTACCAAACGAGTTGAGAAAACCCGTCATCCATTGACCAGAACCATTAGCATAATTCATAAAATAAACTTCACACGTTATAATCAAGAGTGGTCCCACCGAGGACATAGTAATACAATACAGATACCAGTTCTTCACTGGATCTGTCCACTGCACATACCATCGCACAGCTATATACAAACCATACGCAAACACTTGACGAATACTAGTATCAAAATTAGAAAAATCACCTGCCCAGAACAAAGCATCTGGAATAGAAAGCAACTTCTTACGAAGTAATTCCCATTCATTCCCATGAGGGTTAATTCCAATGCATACATCTGAGGTGCCTCGATGAACTTTCATAAAATCTATTATATCACCCATAATCATTATCGTGACAATAAGGTGAACAATACAACCAACATAAAAAAGACGAGTTTTACCCGCATATACACGCGGCAAATCTCTAGTCTCATCCTTTAAACAAGCTTCCATGGCTTGTTTAAGGGTATAACCTTTATCCATCTTTTGAAATGTTTTATCTATAGCAACGTCAAGATCTGGATGTATCCATCCAATTTCCTTGTTTATAAATTGCTCTCTCTTAGTAAAACCTCGTACCTTTCCCCAATAAGAAATCGATGCTTGCATATCGAGTCTTTCGATAGCTTCAAATTTACTCAACATCTTAAATTCTTTTCTAACATTAGGGAAGAAGCCTTGAAAAGCAGCTTCTGGTTCATTTTCCATAAACTTAATGAACTTAGGATCAATCATAGTAACAGGTGCAGACACAACCTTTGCTATAGCATTCTGCAAGGGTTGAACCTCCTTTACACTTCCATCCTCTTGCTCAACTATTGTTTTCTTTAACAACGCAGGAGCAGTAGAGACGGGGTAAATGGGAGGAATTTCCACATTACCTTGGAAAGGAGAAGGAATAATATTAGTTTCAGAAGGTATAACACTGGGTTTTTTAAGACTGCCCATAGATACCAATCTTCCATTATATTCTTGTCTACGAATAGAAGTCATATTATCCATAACATGAGGTGGCATATACAAACCTTGTTGATACACAAATTTCCCTTGCGCCTCATAAGCGAGCACACGGGGAAGATCTTCTTCAGTCAAAACATTAATAAGCGAATCATCTCCTACTCTTCCAATATGAAAACCAATAACATAAACATTGTTGGTCACCACATCATAAGCAACATAAGGTGTAGAACAATGACCAGCTTCTCCTTTGGCTCCGACACAATACAAATAATCAGTAACACACTGTGTAATTGAAGAACCATCCATGGTTGTAAGACTACATTGAGAAGGCGCATCAGGTTCCACTAATTTGGAACCTCCGGCTAGGTAATTAACCACCGTTCCACCTTTTACTAATCGGTGAAGTCTTGAAACTTTATATAAACCCGACTGAATTGCGTCTTTAATATGCTGTCGACTTTCAAATTGTTTCTTAAGTGAGGGAAGCTCACAAAAAACAGTATGAGAAAAATCTACGTAGGCACAATCCTTATCAGTAGAAGGCATAGTAATTTTAACTTGAGAAGAATGAATAACATCAGTAACACTTTTATCATTTTTGACTGTGATTTTGTCAAAACCCATCCCCATAACTAAAAAGAAGTGATGATACAAGAAAGCTCGACGGCCTGAAAACAAAGCCGGAGTTTCTTGTTCATGATCTCCATAATGAAAAACAAGAGTTCTCATATTATTACTAATATTATTGATCTGATTCATAACTGAATCTGAAATAGGTTCAACACCTTGAGCGACATGCGCCGCTCGGGCACGAGCCCTAGCCTTTAAACGAGCTTGAAATCCTTTAGACAACGATTGAGGATCGTGTTGTGCGGCTTCAGAATCTGAGAGAAAAGCAGAAGAAAAATTAATCTGATTAGAATCTCCTTCAAACAATGAAACTGGTGTTCTAGCAAAATACCAAGCTATTCCGGCCGCCAATAGAGTTCCTATTGCTACAGAAATAACTTTCCACTTAGTCAAATAAAATTGTGAAGAAATCCATTCAGATAATGATCCGGTCTTCTTCAACCATTGGGCTTTTTCAAATGATCGAGTGTTTGGGAATCTGTACTTGATGCTAGTTCGCCATTGCTCAAGCAACAAGATCCATTGTCTAAAAGAAAGATCTGGATTGAACACCAGTTTTTTCTTATTCATAACCATATCAAATCTGGCTTTCCAATGACCAAATTCTGATGTAAGAAAAACTTCAGAAATAGGTGTACTCTTCTCATATTTAGATTCAAAATACAAATCAAAAAAATACATAATTACATAATTGTCGGAGAAAACTTCTTTTAATACTCTTCCAGAAAGACCAGGACCAAATTCTCGTAAAAATTTCATGTGTTTCCAATATTTTGCATAATCCATATGACTTTCTAGAGTAGCAAACTCCTCCTTTGATAGGTTCTTTTTAAGCTTCTTAATCAATAAAACAACTAACAAAAAGTTGTACAACTTATTTCGAATCTTGTAATCCGGGGAATAACCTTGAGAAAACATTTTACATACAAATTTTGCATCCCATGGATCATCGTCTTTTGCCCCGTGCAACTCATAAATATTGTTTTCTAAATGTTCAGAAACTTGGGTAACAGAACCATGACACATAATAGCGTTAGTCTTGTAATGATGTCTATCCTTGTGATTGTCGAAAACATTAACATGTCCAAACAATGTGGGACACAACCAAGAAAAGAGATGTGTTCCAAAGCGGGCTGGTATTGCTTCTTGAACGTCGTCGTTTGCAACTTCATCAATCAACACTAGTTTTTGCATGTTGTGGATAAAGCAAATACGCTTTTCATCATCCATAATCATTTCGTTTTTCCTGGCTTGGTAATCTTCAAATCCTTGCGCTATATGTCCAACTCCAGCACCAATATCTTTCTTCTTAGGTTTAAAAGAATCACTGGTAGGAAAATAGTCACACATTTTAGAAACTGCATAAAACTCAGGAAGGGGAAGGGAAACCTC